TACACATATATTCGTACCTCTATCTAAGCTCAAACAGAACAAAGAGTACGATCAAACAGAGGTAACAAAGCTAGAACAATACTATAAGACAGCTCAAGGACTCATAAAGATTGCAAGTAACAGGCAAACGCTAGAAGAAAAGAATAAGACACTATCGGAGCTTGGTGTACACGATATAGAGAGTCCGATACTCGGTGAAACATATGTTGAACTATCTTTACACTTTATCTATAGGAATGTAGATCTTGAAGGAAAAGAGATTGAAGAGAGAATTTTCTATTATGTTGAGGCAGATGACATGGTAATCTTGCTTCGTAAACCACTTGAAGATATCTATGGAGTCACAAAAGATAACTGGTGGAGAAATCATTATCCATATGAATCATGGGCAGGTGATGTGGATAATCAGGATGTATGGACAGATGGACCCGCAGATATCATCAGAACACCGAATAAGATCCTTGATTCCTTCTTCTCACAGATGGTAGAGAATCGCACGCTCAGAAATTTCGGTATGAACTACTACGATGCGAGCATAGAAGGATTCATACCTCCCACAAATCAAGCTCCCATACCTGGTGGATGGTATCCACTCCCAGGGAAACCATCAGAGGTATATCAGAAAGTAGATGTTCCTGATCTATCCGAGTCTCTAGATGAGATGGGATTCATTATTCAGATGCTAGAGAAAGCCACAGGAGCTACTGCAACACTACAGGGAGCGCAAACAGATCGTAAAGTCACTCTTGGTGAAGTACAGTTAGCTCTCACAGAGGCTAAGGGTCGCGTCAAAGGTCTATCTAAATTCTATACAGGTGCTTGGAAAAGGCGCGCGATACTCTTTGATCACTTGGTCGAAGGTGGCAAAGATAAGCTAGATGTATTCAAAATACATAAAAAAGGAAAGAACTCATCGGATATCTTTACAAGAGAAGTAGACGTAAAAGAAACGCTAACTGCTCAAGGATACGCAGTAAAGGTATGGTCCCAGGACGAGAAAGATACACAGGATACACAAAAGGTAGAGAAGCTAAATGCGGTACGTGCTAATATCCCAGGGAATCAAAAGCTAGAAGAGGTATACAAACGAGCGCTACTAGAATTTGCAAACGTCAATCCAAATGATATCAACGATATTATGGATATAGAAGAAAAGAAAGCTAATATGCCTCCTATGGAGATCGGACCTGATGGACAGCCAATTCAACCGACTCAGCCTCAGACAGTCCAAAATCAGCCAAATCAGCCTCCCATGCAAGCCCCTACGATGCCCGTAGTGCCTCCTCTTGCAGATCAGCCGATGAATATGAAGTCTAAAAAGATGGTCAGTAAATTAAAATCTTTGCGTAGTAAAATTTCAGCAAATAAAAATGGATAATGAAAAAACAAAAGAAATCCTTGACGAAGTTGATGAACTCATCCAAGAAGCCGAAGCAGGTGGTGAGCTTTCTTCAGATGATATTCAAGAGATACTGGATGAAATTTCTAGCGATCTAGAGGAAACAACGAAAGCAGACAAAAAGAAGACTTCGAAAGAACTAAATGTAAAGCTAGATAAACTCATAGAAGTAACACGAGATAGTCTAGATATATCTTCAGGCAAGTCTCAAGAGATAGTGGATGCTATATCGCGAATCAAGACTGAGGTACAAGCTCCTATGGTGACTGTAGAGCCACCAGAAGTAAATGTACCTCCGATTGTCATTCCCGAGATAAAACTACCAAAGATAACGATCCCAGAGATCAAGATACCAGATGTAATAGTGAAGATGCCGACAGAGATGGGGATAAAGAAGCCAACGTGGCTTGCTTCTATCATTGATCTAACACCTATCACAGATAGACTAGAGTCGCTCATTGGTCAACTAGCTCTCTTTGTCCTACCAAAGACAGCCTCAAATCCGATATCAGTACGCCTATCCGACGGTGAGAAATTTTATAAGGCGATAGGTGGAGCAATCGCAGCAGCAGCGGGAGCAGTATTTCCTTTCAAGAAATCAGATAATTCACAATCTGCAGCGCTCGTAGATAATGATGGAAAGCTCTATACTAATGCTACTACCGATCCACGATACGCCATCAACAATATATCTGACGCAACAACAACTAATATGACGTATATCTGCAAAGAAGATGCAACGGGAGCCTGGTACATCATGCGTATAGATGAAACGGGATCTGAACCAGTATTTCGGTATGCAACTGTACTCAACAATCCGACACTCACAACCTACGCACTAGCATTTGCAGCACGAACAACAGCAACGTATTCTACAAAGGAAGTAGCATTCTAAGGAGTCCATATGATACTAAAACCAACAGAAAACCTAAGAATATGGCTAAAGTACGAGTAGACCAATTAGTTGAAGGAAATCTAGTCAAACATACTCATGGAATTGAGGACTTCAATAGTGGTGTAGATGCCCGCTACGTCAACGTCACTGGTGACACCATGACTGGCACGTTAAACATGGCATCCACGACAGGAGTAGACGCTTGGACTATTAAAGACTCATCAACCACCAAAGCCTCAATGAAATGGGTAGGAGATACAGTAACCTTAGACATTCCCTCTCCTGAACCGATAAATAAAATTGTTAACCCCACTTTTGACACTGACCTTACCTCCTGGTCTGCGGTCCACTCCTATACGCTCAATGACCAGTTTACAACCGACCGCTCCGCAGGAGCAGTCAATGGCACTTCTGCAGAACCAACTGGGGGGACAAGGACGGTGGTGGATACAACTTCAAAGCTTAATATTGGTAGCGGACTTCTTAATTTTACGGGTGTAAAAACTACTCCAACAGCAGGAGACCCAGGAATCTTGTACCCCGCAACAAGTAGAGTTGCAGGAAAAGTACTTACAAACACGATAAATATGAGTACGGTTGGAGATTATTTTCCATTGGCACTTTCGCTTTCTGCAACTGGGAATTTTTCTGCATATAGTAATTTGGGATATGGAATTTACTCATCACCCACAGGTTTTTTCGCTGGCGATGCACTTGGAGGACATTCAAGTGGAAACGCATTATCTAGTGGAATAACATATAACTTTGCACTGGTTCTAAAATCTACTGGGGCATATTACTACATTAAAGGCGGAACCTATACAAATTGGACATTATTTTGGATTTCATCTTCGGGTAGTAGTGCGAGTTTATATCCCGCTATTTCAAACTGGGCTACCGCATCTGTCTTTACCGCTGACAACATCCGTATCCCCACTGCCACATGGCTTCCTACGAATGGCGTGGTTTATGATACTTTTGATAGAGCAGATGGAGCAATAGGTAATAGTTTAACTTCAGGCCCTGATAGTCAGACCATTTCAGCCCTCGCTTGGACAGGCGGAGCAATATCTTCTAATAAAAATGTGATTACACCAAGTTTGGGGAGTGATTTGTATGATCCTGGTGCGGGGACTTTTGATTCTGGTACGTATGGTTGGGTAGCTCAAGGCACAAACACAATCGCAAACGTGTCTAATGCTCTGGAAATTACATACGTTGATAATGCAAATGGAGCAAAGAATCCTTTGTATGCAGCTGGAGATCTGTCATCCAATTTATTACTAGATGTGTGGTATCAAATTCAGTATGACGCTTGGACAAATGCAGGATCTTCAATAACTTACATAACACAAATGGGATCTGGAAATGTCTTAACCTATACAGGTTTTACATCGACGACGCCTGTTACAAAAACGGGGGTGTTAAGAAATCAAACAACAAATTCGGCGTTTCAAGCTCTTTACAATAATAATTTGGGTGCAGGAGAGAAAGCATATTGGGACAACATAACTATCAAACCCCTCACTCTCTCTTCCCTCTTCTCCACTGTCTCCACTAGTGACGCTGATGTAATTGCTGACGCTAATGTCACCATGACCGCAGGGACACAGGCGGGACTGGTACTTAATTTGGATAGCACGTCAAGCCCTGCCAACTTTATTATTGTCTACCATGACGGCACCAGTGTAAAAGTAGATGAAGCGGTAGCAGGAGTTTACACCAACAAACAATCAACCACGGTTACCTACTCTGCAGGAGCAACTTTAAGAGCAATTAGGGAAGGCACAAAACTGCGGGTGTATTACAACAATGCTTTGATAGGAGCGGAACTGACCATGACTGCCAATACCAACACCAAACACGGCATGTTCTCTACCTATGCAACTAACTCATTTGATAACTTTACTTTGTGGCCAAGGGGAAGTGGAACTACCAAGTTTACAGATGCTCCATTTGAGGAATTGACAACTACAAGAGATACAGGAACTAAGTATGTAGGAACAGCTAGTGCCAAGCTAGTAGCAGGTGGAGTGGATGCTACTTTCTTACAATCAATAAATGTAGGAGACACCGTAACTTATACTTTGATTGGCTATGCCTACACTACGGGAGCAGCAGTAACTACGGCAGACCTTAATCTTTACTACAACGGAGCGGTTATTTCTACCTCGTTTACCGATATGACTGGTGGGTGGTACAAGCTGACAGGAACGCTAACGGGGGCTAACGCTTCAAGAGACTTCGGAGTTAGGGTAAAAGCTGGGAAAACAGTATATGTTGATTCATTTATGCTTCAAGCTGGAGTGGGGACTACCACAACATTTTCGGTAGGTAATTCTGGTACAGGAACCTTACACCATAACTGGGAGGGTACGGGAACATTTAACTCTGGTATAGGAACTGAACAGGCAGTAATTGTAAAAGGTGCTAGTACTCAAACTGCCAACCTTACCGAATGGCAGAATAGTAGTGATGGAGTAATGATTTCATTTGACGGAGTAGGCGGTGCGATATTCAACGAGCAGGGAACATCAACTGCTGATTTTAGAGTAGAGAGTGATACCGAAGCAAACATGATATTTTTAGATGCTAATGCTGATACAGACGGAGCGTTGTATCTGGGTGGCTCAACAAACGGAATCAAGATTAATAAAGGCGGAGAATTAACGCTCTTAGGTACAGCGACAGTTTGGAAAGATATTGATTTTCCTATTATAATCAGAAATACTGGGGCAAATATTCCATCAATGACAACTATCAATGGAAATATTTCTATGCCACAATGGCAAGTAAATGATGTGAACATGTGTGAATCAACCGAATTTATTCATGAATGGAAACAAAATTCTACAGTTTACTTTCATATCCATTTAACAACGAATGGATTAGATGCGACAAATAGGTATGTGCAATTTGAAATTGAATATGGGTATGTAACGCCGAATGGTGTTTGGGTGTTTCCAGCGACAATAAACAGTGGAGATTTACTTATTCCAGCAAATACAACAGATAAGACCATGTTTATTTTAAGCATAGGAAGCTTTACACCTACAGCTAATATTGGTGGTCATGTAGTTGCACGACTAAAGCGGGTTGCCTCATCAGGAACAGCACCATCAGGAAACCCTTGGGTTCCCATGCTCCAACTTCATATTGAGTGTGATAGTATTGGTTCTAAAGATATTGCAACTAAGTGATATACGACAAGTCGTATAAACAATTTTTAAGGAGGTATCACTATGAGTGATAAGCCACAAGAAGGAGAAGTCATTGCACCAATAGCGCAAGACTTCGCAAAAGCGTATCAAGAACTATGCGAGAGAATGAAGTTTCGCATTGTAGTATCACCAACCTATATAGGGCGTGATGATGGGACGTTTTCTACAGTACTGAATTACACAGTCGGGGCACTCCCGAAAGTAGAGGAGAAATAACTATGGCATTTATAATATCAATAGATACACAATATGGAATAGAGGCAAGTTACTGGAAGATCGTTGACCTAAATATAAATTGGCTCACAAAGAACTCTCATGTTTCTATGTGCGGATGGATAGATAAAGCCTCACGAGATGCAGGGCAACAGCCACTAGATCAGCGATCATTTGATTGGTCAGGTGATGCTTTCCCATTCATAGAAACAGAACCACAGAATGAACGGGAACTAGCATACGACACGATAAAGTCACTTGAAGATGGTGAGTTTGCAGATGCGGTTGACGGGTGATGATACAATACACTATATGATAGTTGATACAATACTCAAACAATTCAACGTAAAGTATGAAGATCTATCGGTAGATGAGCGAAAGACACTAAATGGTATGCTCGAATCTCTTGGAGATAACCAACTCACCGTAGAAAAGATCAAAGAGTATATCCATACTATGAAGGATGCAGTCGAGCAAGAATTGACTATCACAGGTAATAACAACCTTCAGGATGCGTTTCTTAAAGCGCGACTTCGAAACTATATGCTACTCGAGGCTTTTCTATCCACACCAGAGAAGGCAAGAATCGCTCTAGAGAAATCATTGTCGAGACTATCTAAATAAATTGACAGAACAAGTATCAAGTCATATACTTATAGTATGAACGAAGAAGCACAAGCGATTCTAGATTCTATTCTTCAGAAAGAACTTCTTTGCTTGACTCAGGCAGATATCGGATTCCTCAAAGCACGTCGGGAATATATCCCAGTAGATGTATTTCCAAAGTATGAAGAGATACTCACAGAGAAACAAACGGTATTAGAAGTTATTGGAGAGACACCAAAGACAGTAGAAATAGTCACTCCTATAGTAATCTTAAACTCAGAATTAAAAGAAGATGATAGATCCTATGCAGAGATACTCGCACAGGCTAGAGATCTTGGTTTTAGTATTCCTCACAGACTACCAAAAAATACACTACTCGCTATGATTCAGAGCGTATCAAAAACATAAAGGATCTATATGACAAATCATGTAAAGCCAACAACAGATGAATTAGCAGCAAACGTAGCAAAAGCAGCAGAAGAAGCCGAAGCGCTTGCTCCAAAGGAAGAAGAAAAGCCAGTAGCACCTCCTGAAGTAAAACAAGAAGGAGCTCCAAAGGAAGAAGAAAAGCCAGAGGAACAACAGGAAGAAACAGACTACAAAAAGAAATTCACAGAGTCTTCTCGGGAAGCCCAGATCCTTTACTCAAAGAATAAGAAAATGGCAGAGGCTATAGAGAAAGCGGGAGCAGTTGCAGAGGTAACAGATGAAGAAGCAGCTAAAGATCTACCTGATTGGGATATAATGACCGATACAGAGAAGCGTCTTGCTAAAGATAATATCCTATTCAAAAGGAAATTTAGTGCTATATCCGAATCAACACAAGAGTTTAAAAGCATGGAAGCCTGGAATACAAAGGTAGATGGATTCATTGACGATCCAAAGACTCTTATTGATCATCCTGAACTAGAAGGAAAAGTAGAAGAGTTTAAAGTATTTGTCACGAAAGAGTCGCGACGTGGTGCAGATCTCGTTGATATGATAGGAACATTCCTTTTCAACAATGGTAAAACAAAGCATATAGGGAAACAGATTGAGAGTGGTGGAGCTTCAGCAACTAAGCCAAATCCTAACTCAGACAAGATTACGCTAGATGAAGCTCGTATACTTCGTACTCGGGATTATCCCGAATATAAGAGACTACTCAAGCTCGGGAAAATAGACTTCACAGTCTGACGCTTGACAAGAAATAAATTTGTCCTCTAGCCTATATAGTAGATAGCTCCTAACCCCATCTTCGGGACGGTAAAGATATCCCCGTATAAACCGTTAGCCAAAAAGGAATACATATGGCATCAGCATACGCAACAAAAGTCGCCGAAGGTTTTTCACAGCGCCTTTTGAAAGAAATGTACGATATGTCGCTTATCGACAGCATCGTAAACCGAGATTACGAAGGTGAGATCAATGGTGTAGGGTCAAAACTCAACATCCTGAACTTAGCTCGAATCTCAGAGAAAACATATACAAACGCAGCCATGAGTGCAGATTCTCTATTTGAGAACAACGCTACGCTCACGATTGATCAATACAAGTCCTTCTACTGGAAAGAGAAGACTCTTGATCGCTGGTTGTCCTACATCAAAAATCCACATGCAACGGTGGTAACCCAAAAAGCAGATGAGAGATCCAAAAACATGGATACATTCGCTCTTGGATTCTACGCAGACGTCGCAGCTGGTAATCGTGTAGGTACAGACTACGTCACAGGAACCGTCACAGTTGATACGGTTACGGGTGCAGTCACAGGATCAGGCACTACATTCACATCTGGCATGGTCGGACGTGGATTTAAAGCGCTTGGTCACACACAATGGTATCGCGTGAAGTCCTTTGCCTCGACCACATCTATCGTTATCGAAGACGATAAAGATGATTCGGTATCGGCATATACTGGCGGAGCAATCGCTGGTGGAGCAACGTATACGATTGAAGCGGTAACACCAGTTACAATTTCTACGACAAATTTGCTTCAGCAAGTTTCTCTCTTGAAACAAAAATTGGATATCGCAGAGCGATATAGTAAATCAAGTGTCCCAGACACAGATCGCTGGCTCATCGTTCCACCAGAATTTGAAACGATCCTCGTGAGAGCATCAGGCGTAGAGCTTCATGTACCAGAAGTCTATACTGAGCTTGTCAAAAAAGGCATGATCACCATGCTTCAAGGATTCAAGATTTTCAAATCAAACCGACTAACTGGTGACAACACCAACGGTTTCAGAGTACTCGCAGGACATTCAAACTGGATGACCTTCTCCGAGAAACTTTTGGAAGCAACGGTAGAGGAAGATCTCATCGGAGATTTCGGAACAGCATACAAAGACTTATTCGTCTACGGTGCTAAAGTTACAGATGCCCGACGCCATTTCGCGACGGAACTGTACGCAACATTCGCGTAAACTAGATCCTAATGCTAGCCTCGGATTTCTCCGAGGCTAGCTTAGGAGTAAAAGGATCTATATGGCTACTTTTGAACTTAAAAAAGATTTACCAAAAACCAGTCAGGATATGATTGATACAATCAGCGGTATCCCAGTTGGTCAAAGGACAACTTTACAGTCAAATTTTCTTACAGCCGTAGATCCGTATCTTCTCAACGCCGTTGTTCGCTATGACACAGACGGTACAACAATCTTAGAAGCAGAAGGCAATACAGTACCTCAAGGGTACACAGGATTCAAAAAAGGTGCTATGTTTCGTGATCTAGACGCTTCAGGAATGAACGTGTGGATCAATACAGGAACGAGTACCACAGCAGTATGGACAAAGATCGGATCAACGATAGGATCTGCATCACCATCATTGAGTCCAAGTCCATCGGCATCACCATCGGCTTCAGAATCCCGATCACCATCAAGATCGGTGTCACTCAGTCCATCAGCATCAGCGTCCCGATCAGTATCAGCATCTACAAGTCCATCGGCATCACCATCGGCTTCGGTGTCTGTATCTGAATCACTCTCACCTTCGCGATCTCCATCGCTTAGTGCAAGTCCATCGGCTTCGGTCAGTCCGAGTGGATCAGTATCGCTCAGTCCATCGGTATCTACTTCGCTATCACCAAGTAAGTCTCCGAGTCCATCAGTTAGTAGCTCGGTGTCTCAGAGTAGCTCGGTATCCCGATCAGTATCGCTCAGTCCATCGGCTTCAGCGAGTCCGAGTGGATCAGTATCGCTCAGTCCATCACCAAGCCCATCATTCCCTTTCTAACCTAATCTTGACGCTTAGAGGCTTGAATGGTTATACTGCATATATATGTCATGCGTAAGTATTGTCATACCCAGTAGAAATGAGAAATACTTATCGCAAACTATTCGTGATCTTCTAACAAAAGCCACAGGAGAGATAGAAATCATCGCAGTTTTAGATGGTTGGTGGCAGTCACTACCCGAGTATATTCAGGATAAACGAGTCAAATATCTTCACTACTCCCCCGCACGAGGCATGAGAAACGCTATAAACAAAGGACTTGCTATAGCCACAGGAGAATATATCTTTAAAATAGACGCTCATTGCATGGTAGAACATGGATATGATGAGATACTTTCTAAAACATGTGGTCATGATTGGGTCGTAGTACCACGCAGATACGCTCTAGATCCCGAGAAGTGGGAAAGAACGGACAATCCAAAGTATCCAGTAGACTATATGTATCTTTCAGATGATCTTCATGGAATCGTGTGGAAGGATATTGATAATAAGAGAAAAGATGTCATGATAGACGATCTCATGTCTTCACAGGGAAGCGCATGGTTCATGAGAAAAGCTTACTTCGAATATCTAGAGCTTATGGATGAATCGCTTTATGGCTCATTCTCTTCAGAGTTTCAGGAAATAGGTCTC